GGTGCTACAGGAGGTGTTGCCATTAATAGATTCCGCTAAACTTAGTTCCTCTCAAAGCAGCTTTACCGCCACGAGATTTACCTGCTCCAAATGGTTTAGGTGCGCTGCCGTTAGCAACTTGTTCTGGTCCTGAGTAATTAACAGTACCTTGGTCTTTGATAGTAACGCTTGATTTAACGCCTTTTACTTTTTCCATTTTTATTACCTCTTTTATTTTTTGACCTTCTTGCTTGTTCAAGAGCTATAGCAATGGCAGTCTTTTGTTTCTTTCCACTGCGGGTCAATTCACTTATGTTAGCAGATATTGTCTTCTTGCTACTACCTTTTTTTAAAGGCATTACTTTTTCTTAGGTCTTCCCCTTTTAGCGGGTGCTTTAGCTTTTGTTACCTTGGCCTTAGTCTTAGAGACGGCTTTAGGCTTTTTGGCTGCAGGTTTCTTTTTGGTTTTGCTTTCTTTAACGACTTTTGCGAGTACTTCGTTGGCCTCTTTGTCGGCTTCTTTCGCGATTTTGTCGATGTCGATATTTGCATTCTCATTGACGCTCGGTTGATTGGCATTGATCCTTTGCTCCTCTTCTAACTTAAGTTGTTTCTTTTGCATTTCTGCTTGTTCTTTTCTTAATGAACTCATCTGTTACCTCTCATAATATCCATTGCTTTAAATTGCGCTGCTTGGTCTATTCTTTCTTTCGCTATATCGTCTTTCATAATAGCAATATCTTTTTGAATACCCAAACGTTGCTCTGCCAAATCATTGTTCTCCATAGCTCTCATAGCATCAAACTGTTGTTTCTGAGCAAACTCTTCACGCTTGCGCTGTACATCATCAGCTTTGATATCTAGTTCTTTACCTCTGAGTTCAACCAAAGGATCTGGTTGCGGTGGAGGTGGCATGAACATAGCATTGATTTGTTCTGTTAATCCCGAAACAACTGCAGCAATATCTTTGGCTACGTTCTCTTGTAGCTTCTGTTGATATCCCATACCAATTTCTGGTGGTAGTTGTTGTATCTGTTGAACCATAGCTTGGAACTCAGGATTTTGTGCGTTTTGTTCATCTACAATCTCAGCAGCTCTAAATGAAATATGCTGATATATATGAGCTTGTATCAAAGATAATACAACAGGATTTGCTTGTGCGGTGATTGTTCCATACAAAGACATATGGCTGTTGATGTGTGCATCATGATCTTGTCCAGCAAAAGCTTGTGCTGGCATACCAGCGATTAAACTTGCGTTTTCATTAGCTGGATCCATAGGTTGTGGTTGAGGTGGTGGAGGCAACAATTGTTCTATGTTCTGCACACCCATAGAAGAATACATTCTTCTGTAAGCTTCGTATATTCCAGTGGGACCATGAATCTCTGGATTACTCTGTACGGTTCTCAATAGTTCTTGAGCCATCATAACCCTTTGACTCATAGAGAAAGTATTAGGATCTGATACAGGTAATACGTCTACTCTGTCATCAAAGTCCATAGACTTAATCATTTGATTGCCATTCGCAGTATTGTATGGGTAAGACGGTGGCAATGATTCTGAAAACACTTTAGCTAGTATTTCAAACTCTATTCTTTGGCTTGAGTGTAATCTTTTATGAATCGCACTCATCACACGAGTACCACGTTCTAATAAAGCTATCGTTGTACCTACTGGTGCATTTTGATTGCCATCACCAACTTGCGTATCAGCGATAGATGCGAAACGCCTACCGCTATCAACCAATATCCCTAGGAGAGAGAGTAGGGTTTGACTTGGCTCCTTAAAAGGCAGCGGAACAAAAGCGTCTCGCAAACTACCACCGGGAGCATCCATATCTCTGAACTCTCCAGGTTGTAAAGGCTGATCATCATTACGTATGCGAATACCACGCGCTTTGAATCCAGCCGGTAAGTTAGAAAGAGTTCCAGCATCTATAAGCTGTCTAAGTATTGATGTGGAGGCTTTAGACAAACCGCCAATCATGTGAGTCAAACCAAAGCCATAGAATCCTAGACCTGGTAAAAATTTGTAATGTACGAAGTAATTAATCCTTCTTTTTAAAGGATCTTCTTCTCTGTAGTTTCTTCTAACAGATAAAACTTTGCTGTTAGCTATAGTTACGATATATGGAAGCTTAATACCTGTCTCTTCGCCCTGTGCGTTGAGATCTTCAAATCCCGGTATATCTAATTCTGTATGAATTTCATACACCTTACAGGTATCGTCATCGTTGTAACTAGGACTTATACCTTGTAATTCATCTATTTCTTCTTGAATACCATCAGTCTCTTCTGCCAACATGTTGCCAGAATCTACATCCACATCACTATAGAAACCTATTTGTTGTAGTTTCTTGATGTCGTTTATGGACATATTGATTACATGAGTAATCCTAGTAGCACTGTGTAGATCTGTAGCAGCATAAGGTACGATTAAGTCTTCACTTGGTATGAACTTAGAGACTGCTCTGCCTAGGTTCTGATCATAGTAAATCTTTCTAAAGGCTGACCCAGACAAAGGAAGATAGAACAACATCTGATCCGTTTCAGGATCGTATTCTTTCATGACTTGCATCAACTGATAGTTCATGAACTCTTGCACACGAGAAGCTTGCGCTTCGCTGTCAGGAGTAGTCATACCCAATACTTGTGTTTTAACTGGTCCTTGAGATGGTAGTAATTCGTTATAGGCTTGCGCTTGGAACTGAGTCACGGATTCTGCCAATAAAGGATGCATCACCCCAGATGCGCCTTCAAATGGTTGTGCTCTTTCTTCTGTCTTCATACCAAGATACTCAAGGCCATCTCGATAAGTCTTTTCCCAATCGCTACGAGAATCTTTATCTGAATCAACGTTATCCATCAAATCATTCTTTAAAGAATTCAAATCAGAATCATCCATCAAATCTGCTAAGTTAGCAGAGAAGTCTGTATCCATTATAGGAGTTGGCATGTTGCCAAAAGCAATCGTACCGTCTTCTAGTTCTTCAAATGATTCTAGTTCTGGATCTTCCTCAGTAACATCGACTTCGATATCCATCGCTTTGTTGCGATTTCTAACCTTAAGTTCTTCTTGTTCTTCAGGATCAATTGCCTTGTCTATATCTGCCATTATCTATTACCTTTTAAAAAAGCTCTCCCCTGACCTTTCATTGCCAGACCGCCATTCTTTTTCTTAACAGGCTTAACAACTTTTAAAGTTGACCCGCCATGTGCATCATCAAGAGCTTTCTGTATTTCAGGTACATCAGACTTATAAGCTTGTTTCCCCTTGCGGTATCTTTCCTTGTCTTTATCAGAAGGCTTAAGTTCTTTAATCTCTTTAACAAGTTTCTTGATTAAAGACTTAGCTATTTTTTTAGCCATGATTACCTTTTAGAATTCATGTAGGCTTTACCTAGCCCTTTGGTAGCCATTCCGCCCGCTTTGAATTTTTTAGGTTTAGAGTTAGCCATACCGCCAGCTGCTTTCTTCTTAGGTCTTCTAATGAAATCAATAGCACCTTTATCGCCACCGAACTTCTTATCCTTACCTAAAAGAACTTTCTTAACGCCTTGTCCTAGTCTGTTCAATGGACCTCTAGCTTTACCTTTCCTGTTCATGTATTGCTTAAGTTCGTTGGCATCGTAACCTTTTTTCTTAAGATCATCTTTAGTTACAGCACTGTATTGTTTGCCTTTGTAGGTAAACTTAGTTCCCTCACCTTTCTTACGAGCTGCTTTAAAAGCTTCTCCGAAAGTCATATCTGTAGGTTTAGGTTCACCCTTTCTTGTAAACATCGTTGCTAATCCAGCTGCGGGTGCGGCAACTGCGGCTGCTTTTACAACTGTAGGTACTTTACTAGCTCTTGCATTTCTTCTTCTAGCTGTTGGACTAGCGATAGTTTTTGCTGCTTGAACGTTACCTTTAGCTTTAGTAGCTGGAGTAGTTTTAGTTTTAGTTGCCCTTGCACTTCTTTTTTTAGTTGTTGCAGGTTTTGCTTTAGGCTTCTTCATAGCCCCTACGGTTCCTTTGTCAGGAGCACCGCTGATT